GGTAAGCCACACCCCATTCTCAGACAAATAGAACTTAACTCCGTCTTCGAACATTCTTTTCGCATCAACAATTAGCACTGCAGCCTTGCCGTGTCTGTTACCTACATTGACACCGGTCTCCAAATCTTTAGAGAAGTGAACATACAACCGGCGCATTGGCTTAATACCTTCTCGCATGATCACATCCAGGTATCTTGTGGCAGTGCCATGATATAAAACATCTGGCGGAGTAGCTTCTTTTAATTCAACATCAACAGGAACGCTATGTCCCTGATTTGCACGGATTAGGGTTTTGTTTTCATTAAATGAATATCTACCCTTATTATCAGTTCGCACAATCTCCTCCAGCATTTCCATATTAATTTTTCTACCACTAGCATTGATACCTGCAATTAGTTCTTTAACATTTGCCCACCCATGCTTGTCCAAAGTAATCCCAATTTCTTCCGGCTTATGTCTAAGAATCAAACTAATAAATATACTTAATCTGTCCTCTTTACTCATTTTTATTTCCCCTGTTTAAGAAGATATATAATCGTATTGGCAATAAGTACTATCACAAATTCAATCCAAAAAGGAGATAATACCCACCACCAAGTCCAATCAATTACACCGACCAGCTTTAATACAATAAACACAACACCAAGAACATCAAAGAGCCCTAAACTACTGCTTGAATTATTATTCATACACTTTTACCTCTTAAAATCTTGTTTGTTACCTGATTTCAACATCTCCAAAGTCTAACGAATCGTCTCTAAAAACTTTGTAACCATGATAATAACCAGTTATTCCATTTACATTCCCACGGATCTGCCAGGGACAATAAATATTATCGTCAACAGTTGCAATTGCATCGACTGTTCTTTTATTCATAAAAAGATATGGATTCATTTCTCCAGTAAAACACTGATATTCATCAATCATTTTATCTAGTTCGTTCATATCTATCTTTTTTACAATAGAAAATTTTCTGTTCACTATGTTTTACCTCTTAACTTTTCTCAGATATATAGTACAAATTATCGTCAACTCTGTTCTTAATCAAATATAGAATCTTTTGCTCTAAATCTCCATTTGAATCTTCCCAATCCATATACTTTTCAGTGTCTGGATTTTCAACAAATTCAATAAGTTCATCGATTAAACTAGAAAAAGATTCGCACGCTCTCTCCCCGGTATCCTGAGACACCCATCTATCGTAACTATTCTTTTCTGCTTTAATACGAGGTTCAAGTTCTTTTTCTATGCGCCACTCAGCAGAACTGCGCCTATCTCTTTCTAATTCCAACTCTTCTTTATATTTTGTCACAGTGCACGAGTAACAACTATTAGCCCTACATTCTTCACATGGAGAGTAATAGTATCTGCCATCGATATAAACGCTCATATTTTTACCTCATAGGATTTTTCATTGTCTTTCCACAAAATGGGCACCATTTACCAGCATCGTGTCTATATACACCTCTATGGCAATTGGAACAATGAGGATATTCTCGCTCTCCCCATCCGTTTTCAAAATCATCTAATGACATCACCCATTCTGCATCATTTGTTGACTTTGTATCTATAAGCATTGACCAAGCGTTCAATTTCTCAGTAAATATATATTTATTTTTACTAGCCTTTTCCTTAATAACAGCAATATCATCGCTGCCCAGTGACTGTAAAACAACATCAGGTTCTGGAAAATCGCATAAATATGCTTCTCCACAATCAAGAATCATAGGTTAGCTCCTTTCAATTTGACTTAATGTATTGTCTTTATATTCTTCATCAAATGTGCCTTTGATCAAAAAATCAAATTTCTCCAATTCTGGAAAATCTATAAACATTTCCTTTGGTTTTTGCCATTTCACAGAACGAGTAATATGTAGATCCCTAAGCACCCTACAATCCTCTGTTGATTCTATGTTGCTAAATTTTCTTCCGGTTCTGTTAACTAGGACAAAAAACACTTCGTTGAACCCTTCTTTTATGTTCATAATTAAATAATCATCCCAAAAATTGAAATATCCTTCATGAGTATAAAAGAATTGTCTTCCTTCTTCTGTTTGTTCGACCTTGTAATATGGTAAAAAAATAGTTTTTCTTTCTGTCATGGTACAATCTCCACACATTCTGGTAATTCTCCGTTTTCTGGACACCTAATAAGGTAAATACGATTTGCTTCACCATCAATGGCGCTAACTTCCATAAATACTCTCGGTGTTATGGTCATATTTTCAACAGGAGTAGAATATCCTTTAACTTCGAATTGAGTAACTACAAACTCCATATTGCCACATGATTTAATCTTCACTCTTGTCCCAATAGTACAAGGCAATTTAATCTCAATCATTATCCTCACCTCATTTTTTAATAATGACGTCTCATTTCCCTTATAAGAGATCTATCAGGAAATCGATTCAAGCTTCTGCTCATATAAAACAGATTGTCTATATAAACCCTTGTGCCAGGATGCATCCTTGCCTTCCACTTTTTCGTTTCCCACCAAACACATTCGGCATCCCAATTAAAATCTTTTCCCATATATGCACGGCCAGCCGCCACATAGTCACAAAACATTTCAGTAGCATACTTCCATGGCATCTTAATACATGTACAAATTTCATTATCATAGCCATCAGTCCAATACTCATAGTGATGAGGATTTCTTCCCTTGTGATGCTGCCATGCCATTGAGAACCCCTTGTCCTTCTTGCAAGCATCTATGGGGGACGATGTTCCTTGATAATACTTCGCGCTTTCAAAGAACTCAATAGGTGAAAGTTTTGATAAATCATGTATAATTCCCTGCCATACCAATCCACACTTGCAACAATAGTAGAATACCCACCATTTATGCGTCATAATTTTTTTAAGGTGTTTCAATGCGTTACTCATTTTCTATCTCTTTCTTTCCGCAGTTCCAAACGTAATCTAAAAACACATCCCAATTATTTATTATTTGTGCATAGATATCAACCTTAATAGCCTCTCTACCATCTCCACCACACCAAGCAGATATCATAACTTCATATTCGGCCTTACACCAAAAATAATATTGCAACTCTGACTTAAGTTTTTCACCAAATTCTTCTTTGGTTTTACACTTTCTCAACAACTCATGTGTATTGCGGCTAAAGGCTCCGTGATTAAAGATATTTTCCACTTCAATCTGTTTTTTGTTTATGTTATGGCAAAATATATTCCATCTCATTAAGTAATTTCCCCCTCTCCCTCAAACCACAATCTCAAAATATCCTCGCCATTCGGTATATGCTCTAGTTCTGGGAAGAATTTACATCCATCGTGCAACTCACACCAAGCACACTCTTCTTTTCGGCCTGTGTCTTTTATAATTACTATTTCTGATTCACAATTGTTGCAATAGATCTTGTCCCACCAACGCATCCAAGGCGATCCGTCAAATGCGCCGTATTTGTCTAACCATGTGACGAGCTCGTCTATATCCAAAGACTTGAAAAGATCGAGTCTTGTTAGATGGCTATTTTTCATCTCGTTCTTGTTCTTCATCATTTTGTTCCTTTTCTGTGTGGTCTTGATAAATATACCAAGACCACAACTCCATTTATTCTCCGATCACATTAATCTGGCACATCTTCATCGCTTCAAGTGCGTTCTTATGACTCTGAGGTGTCACCCCCGCACAGCAGCTTGCATCTACAGTGATTTTTACCTCAGGGAAATCTGCTTTAAGAATCATTGCATTTGAAATAACACAAATATCTGTGCATAATCCGCATAGCTCTAATTCATCTCTAGACCCAAGATCAAAAACACAAGACCAATAAGGATATCCAAAAGACCATTTATTAATAATGTATCCATTGTCAGTTCCGGGTAGCTCATCACAAATTTCCCAACCAGAAGTATCAACAACACAATGAGAAACTGGAAGATTTTTTCCTTCTTGGGTATGTAAATAATACTCATCATGCGTGTCTCTGGTGAATATTACCCGATCTCCCCGGTCTAGATATTCTTGAATTTTTTGTTTTACATTAGGCACAATTGCTCGGGCTTCGGCTGTTCCCAATGAACCATCAATAAAATCATTTTGCATATCTATGACAATTAACACTCTCATTCTCTATCCTCCAATGTTTCCTGTGGGATTATCCTATGCATCAAATCTACTAATTCCAATATTTCCTGCAGGTTATCTTTGTATTTGTTGTATAGTTCCCAAAATCTCATACGATCAGGCTCGCCTGGGTTTGCTACATGACTTGCCAGTGCTTCTACCTTGTTAATCATACGAGCATGCCCCCAACAACCTTACTTACAACGCCCATATCAATCTTTCCTTTGTGATTTGCTGAAATCAGTTTCATAATCTGCCCTCGGTTAGACTTAACCAAATCAATCTGATGGTTTGCGCAAATATCATCTACGATTGCTTTGATCTCCGCTTCGTCCGCAACCAACTCAGGAGCAAACTCCTTAACCACCGCCATCTCCATTCGATAATCCTCCAACGTCACCGGTCTATCCGCAGGACAAGTGTCAATCATCTCCTGAACCATCTTTTTGTATTTCAAAAGAACCTCATCTACCAAGGACTCCGGAATATCATTTCGGCAATTTTTATTGATAGCTGCCGTTTTGGTACGATCAATAAGATTGGATATAACCTGCTTACGAATCTTATCTTTATTTTTCATTGCCGTAATCATCTCTGACTGTAATTTTTCTAATGTCATTATTCTTATAACTCCCCTTTAACAATTTTCTCATTGATTTCCATTTGAAATTCCTGAATCTTTTTGTAATTTGGCTTATCCGGTAGGCTTGTATTTTCTTTTGCATACTGCAAACGCTTTTCGTATTCATTTACAATATCGTAAAATTCAGGAATTGGCTGATTGTTTTCATCCAGATACTTACCATTTCGGATATCCATCAGAAAATCATGTTCTGTTTCTCGATAGGTGACAATCTCTTCTTTCTCAAGAATATCAAAACACATCAGATACAAACGAACTAGATGCATCATATGCTTACCCAGCTTACCATGTTCGATAGCCTTGCTATTTCTACTACCAATCTTTCCGTAATCTTTTACAATATTATGCATTTCAGACCACATAGCTTTGTAGTCTCTAAGTGGATAGTGCGTTAACTTCACATCCATAAAGATTTCGGTTTCGTATCCTTCTTGAACCGCCTTATCGATATAAAGTTTGATTGCGTCATCCGGCATTTCAAAGTACCTCTCCGGGAACGAATCCGCCGCACCGATTATTGAGTTGAGAATGTGTCTTTCTCTGGCAGCTTGCTCAACTGTTCTTACAGCTTTGTTGTCCAGGCGTCTCAGCTGAGCGTTTGCATATCCCCCGAAAGACTGAGCAGCCCTTCTTGAAAGAAATAGCTTTCTGTTATCTAACAATTGGTCGCCAATCTTATTCTTGTATAGATAATGCTCTGGCTTTAGCCCCATCATTTCGATGACATTAGGATTACAATTACAAAGCAGAGACAAAATCTTATCAAGGCTATATATCACGGTATCTGTTTCATGGTTTTCTACTTGCTCAAAGCCATGGCCGGTAAGGATCTCTGCCTTAGACCTAAGCGCAACACCTCTGATGTCCAGATCTGAGGTCTCCACATTCGTTCCATATGCATGACTACCACCAAATCCTAATAAAATAACACTTTGATTTAAATTGTTTTTCATGTCTAAACAACCCTAACAAGCTGCTCATATAGACAAGTCGCCTTCTCAGAATAAAATCGTTCATTCAGATGCATGTGACCGAACCAATGCTCCTTAAAATCGGTAAGCTTTCTCACCTTTTGTAAATAATCTGTTAACTGATCTGGTTCGTATAAATGGCTACCGGCATCCATTGTCAAAAGCACATCGGTGCTTGGTGAGTGGGTAAGAATATAGTCCACCTTAAATTGGCATCTCTCCAAATTATCCCAACCATTTTCCATCTCGTCTTCTGAAGGGAGTTCTTCCGGCCACCATTCTTGACCATATACTCGATACATCTTATAGGGATTGAATCTCCACTGGGCGATCAGACTCTTATCCTTTTCGGGATCAAGGATTCCATCCTTAATATCATGAGAGGAAGCTCCACCAAAGGCAAAGAATCTTTTCCCTTGGAGTTCAAATACCTCTCCTCGCATCAGGTGGAGAACATGAGGACGAATTTGATGTACCTTACCACCGGCAAATTCAACTACCGGATATTCTTTTAATCGCCAATGATTACTGTGATTTCCATCTACAAACAACAGCGTAAATGGTTTATCCTCCAACCAATTCAACCACCATTTCTCTAGTTTGCTTTCGCCCCTATAATCCCATACACCGCCGAAATCCCCCAGGACAATCACGTAATCATCCTTAGTCATCTCATTTTGTTCTGGGAAAGCTTCCACGGAGAATCGGCGAAAATCTCCGTGGGTGTCCCCTGTAATCCAAATACTCATCACATTCACTCCGTATGAACTGATTCTTCCTCGTTAGAAACCATATTTGATTGCAGAGCAGCCTCTGCTTTTTTCATTTGTTCTTCTACTTTTTTACTTTTTGTCTTGGTGCTAAGCATTTTCTTTAGTCTTTTATCCTGATCTTCAATCTGCTTAGCCAGTAGAATGGCCTCTGCAATATCCAGCTGCTTGCGCTCTTTTACCCTTGCTCGCTTAGCCGCCTTTTTTGCTTTTCGTCTTTCTTCGATTTTTGCTCTTTCAGCCTGTTCTGCTTCTGCCTTCTTTTTATCCTCAAGCTTACGATAATATGACTTAATGGCACGGTTTACTTCTTTGACATATGCTTTCTGATAAGAAAACTCAGTTGCCTTGAATTCAATCCCCTCAGTCGTATACTTATCTCCATAAGCACACTTTGCGAGAGCAATGAAACAACCTTTCGTCATATCAAAAGTGTCAGGATGGCTAACAACACAAATAATCGGCTTTGCGTCTCTTCCATATCTTGATACCCATACCCTCATTACCTTATTAGGCTGAAGAATATCAATATCCTCAATCTGATATGCAGGTCTATTACTTGAATACCATTCAATTTCCAAGATACTGTCTGAATTAATTCGCATATCGGCAATTCTATATTTCTTACCTTTATATTCTAAAAAATAGTCTGCATTAATATCATCATATGTTGGCATAATAGCTCCTCCTTAAAATATTAATTTCTTTACTAAATTACTTCTTCTTGATTGCACTTTTGCCACATTCGGATCCCACTCATTTTTTACTTCAAACGTTTTGTTCATAGGTGTCCAAAGTGAATAATAAGGACATTCGTGTTTATATGTAGTGGCGTCTGGATTTTGCTCACATGCATAGCACCAATAGCATAATGGTGTTGGTGACGGTTTCCAAAAACCAGACTTCGTGTTTGTATCGACCTGATCCAGCAGCTTATTGATTGCTGCAATCAGTCGTGTTTCCCAACCTTTTGTTAAGGCATGTTGCCTCTGATCCAAAAGGATAAATCTATACTCACTCTCTATTGGCAACTTACCAAAATCATTTAAAATTGCTAAAGCATATATTCCAAATTGTAATGACGTTGCCAACTTCTTTTGATCGTATACTTTTTTAGAAGTCTTATAATCGACGGTTTTATATTCGCCATCTTTCTCGTCAATCCGGTCAATGAAACCATAAATAATGACTCGATCCTCCCAAACAAAACTAAACTCTTTTTCAAAGTAACGTGGTTTCCAGTCCGTATCTTCCATCTCGCTTTGAAGTACAGATTGAAACAAATTCATTTTTTGATCATAAGTCATGCCCGATGCATCATCAGGCTCGTACCATGTTTCAAAATACTTTTTCCTAAGCGTCTTTGTTCCGTATAGAAACTCTTTCGTCTTTTCGTCAACTACATCATTTCCATTTGACAGATAATCGTTTAACTTGTCGTAGTCGATACATTCTCCGCTTTTCAAAGATTTTCCTTTTTGTTCTAATACATAGTGACAGATACTACCAAGCTCTAGTGCAAGAGATGTATCATCAGAATATTTTTTCTGATTGTATTTAAGATTGAACTGATAAGGACAATTCTTCAACACTTCAAACTTAGAATAGCTGTATCTTGGTAATCCCACATCATCTTCAGTTACCGGTCGAATGTGAGGCTTTAATATTTCTTCATTCATCAAACTCTCCTATTACTATCTTTTCTTGTGCTTGTTTTACGTCTTCTGTTGTAATTAAAATTTTTTCATCCAAAAGTTCTAGTAGAACATCTTTTCCCTTATCCGTAGGGCTATCCTTGTACCCTAACCTGTCCTGACTATCGGCAATTAATGATGTTTTTACATAGGGTACTAATCCCGCCAGTTTTTTCACTTGCTTATTCCACCATATTTGCGCTTCGAATGAATTTGCTTCGTGATAGTCTCGGTCAGGTGCATAAATCACTTCGTTGACACCGAGCTCAGTAAGCATTATCTTTATCTGTGTCCTTGTGATTGCAGACCCACAAGTAGCTACCACAAAGCTGTCTTCGCCGAAATATGAATAAGCTTGTAAGCAGCTTTTCTCACCCTCAACCAACATTATCTTTTTCAGAGATGCAATTCTATCTTTTACAACGTGCAAACCGTACAGATTATTTCCTAAAGAGTGAGATAGAAACGTTCCTTCAATCTGAAGTGGTACATATTTGCCTATCTGGGCGATGTCAATATCATCCAAGTAGCGACCTCTGATACCTATCAATCTTCCATTCTTATCTCGATGGGGAATGACTATTTGGTTTGTTAGTCCATAGTAACCAATTTCATAACGATTCATTGCGGTAGTTGAAATATTATCATTAAGCCAATCTTCGTGTGGATAATAGCAGAAAATGTCTAAGATATTTTCGCTAATCTCTGTCAAAGTTGGTGTGGATCGTTTATTTCTTTGCGCTGCCTTGATTCGATTAATCCATTCAAAGTCAGTGATTCTTTGGGTTGCTTGAAATTCTTCTCCGTCTTTTTCAACCAGTTTGCCAGTAAACTGTCCAATCCACCGAAGAGCTTTGTACCATGTAAGGGTGCGTCCTTGTGTACGGTTTGCTCTAATTACCAACTCTACAATGTCAAAGTTTTCGCTACACTGTGTATAGCAATGAAACTTTTTACTTTGTGAGTAATAGTACAATTTCCAAGAATTATTTGGATCTGGTCTATTATGGCAAATGGTTTGAAAAATTAGATTATGATCAGCATCTCTTTTAGGCGATCCAGAACCTAGCTCCATAACAATCTTAATCACATCTTTTTCGGTAAGTGAGTTTAAGATGGCGTCTTTGTCTAGTAGATACATCGTAACCTCCCTTACCAATCGAACGCATTTTGAGCTGAGTTTGTTGGAACTTTTTCTCTTCTCTTGTTCTGAGTCGTTACCTGTTTGTTTTCAACTCTTTGCTTTTTAGGATTTTCCTCTGCACCAGGTTTAGCCTCTATTTCGATATTTAAGTCTTCTGGCATTCGAGACAAATCCGTTGAATTCATTTTTATGATTTGTTCAATCTCAGATGATTGAGCCTTATCAACACTCTGCAGATTAACAATTGGTATATCCACCAATTCATTATTACGATCTAAGACAAACAAGTCCCTTGTCCGCCCTGTACCAAAATCAGCATGCTGACAAATCTTGATCTTTGACCATTTATTACCTCTCAATTTATAAACGTGCCGGATCAAATTTACTTTCGGCATATTAATCATATTGTTTGTTATTTTCTCTAGAATTTTGGCCTCTGCAATGCTTGGAGCTAGACTAATTTCCCCCATATCAACTCTGTCTGCCATACTTTTTGCGCCTCGAAGCATGGTTTCGTCTTTCTCTGCGGAATCTTTATAGGTTCCATTTAATTGGGTGGATGACAAAATAAAACAATCTAGTTTGTTACTCAAATTTTTCAATGTGTCGATAAATAAAAACAAAATCTGATCTTCTCTAAATTTAGTTCCATTTGTTATTTGGCCGACTTCCATAATTAGTTTGTTGCTCATATGCACATAGTCGAAGAAAAAGTAGCATACTGACTTTTCTCTACGGTACTTTCGAATAATCTGTTCAATATCGGCAATACCAAAGTCGGGAATAAACTCAATGTATATAGGACTTGACTCAATATATTCTATTGCCTGATCAACACGCGCCTCTTCTCCGGGAGCGTACTTTCCATCTAGGATATGAGCTTCGTTTACCCCCGAAACAAATGCAATTAATATGCTTTGTATCTGAGATATTTCAAGCTCAGTACTAATAATTAATCCTGGTTCAGCAAATCCCGTATAATCCCATTTCTTTGTATGGTCATTGTAGAAGTAAGGAATTGATATACCAGCAATATCAGCAATACCTGTACGAGTCTTACCACCACCAGAACTTGATGATCTTAAATATAATTTTTTCCCTCTGCAGCCTCTTGTTATCGTTGACATAATTGGGGACTGCAAGGGAAGTCCATAATCAGGAACTTCTTTAAAAGATTCCTTAAGACTTCTCAATCCTTTCCCCGCTAACTGCCCCTCGTGGCTTGTGTTAGTAGAGAAGCGTAACCTCGCCTCATCCACCATTTTTGCCGACATAACGTCAATCATATCTTCAATTGACATACTGTCAAATTTTGCCGCTTCCTTTTCTTGAGACTCAGGGATCGCAACTGTATAATCATATACTTGTCGAACATCATACCCTTGACTTTCCCAATAACGCAAAAGACTAAACTTCTTCAAACGTGTTAGATAATATTGGAAATTATCCTTTTGATACAGATCAATTACATTTGATATATAGTCTAGTCCCTCATTGTCATTAAAGTCCTTATATTTTTCTTTGTAAGCGGAAAGATACGAGTCAATACAGAAGCAGTCGATAACACTTACTCCAGAGTAATACAGATTGTACACCGCACTAAAAATCAACTGATAAAAAGGCAGTGCAAAATCCTCTTTGTCTAGAGGGTAATCATCTAACACCGATGGTTCATTGATGATTCCTCCAAGACATTGGGCAATCGCTCTCTTGTCTATAAGTCCCTCGTTCATTACTTTCCTTTCATATTAAATTTATATCGATTTGTTTTGTCGGACGCTTTACGTTGCGTACAACCACCGTAGTTTCATGATACATGTCTTCTACGTTTACGTCCTGATAAAGTTGTTCGATCCTGTTTAGCTCAGCATAATACTGTTTAGCCTCGTCGTGATAGTAACGAATAAGACCAAGTCCATCTCCTTCAATCTCCTTTTGGAGTATCTCGTTTAAATAAACTAAAGTATTATGCATCGATTCAAAGGTAAAGCCTTGCTGATCAATCAGTTTTTCGGATACAACATAAACTTTGGCGGTCATGTTTTCGTCTCCGATTAAACTTCGAAGATAATCATAGTAAGCCTTTTTCTTCTGAAAATCTTCCTCTGACATCCCATCTTTCAGCTCTGCCTTTGGTTTTGTTTTGGGCGTTTTATTCTTCTTCTCCTTTTCTCTTTGCTCAATCTTCTCTTTCTTATCTGCATGAACAGCTTTGACTGCTATATTGAAACATCTCTCATGCGCGTATCGTTTTTTATAGGGGACAAACGGTTCAAAGTCCTCAATTTGTCCCCCACAACATACGCAAGTTTTCTTGCGTCCTTTTGCCATGATTAGATACCCAACTCCTCAGCCTTATCTAAAAGGTTGTCTAAGATAATAACCATCGCATCAATCTGTTTCTTCGAGCACTGAGAAACTTTCTTTCCTGCCCCCAGTGTTTCCTCAACAATTTCAGTAAGAACTTCCATTTCACCGGCACTGGCGAATCTCTGTCCAACATCTTGCAGGGCATCCATTACTTCATCATAATTATATTTAACAGAGGTATTCTGCTGTTTCTGCTCACCGTAGGAAACTACAGATGCTCCATTTGCCTTTTCCTCAGCTTCAATAGCAGCAACAATTGTCTTTTCCAAGTTTTCTGCGGTAAACTCCTGAATATATGTAGGACAATATTCAAAACGAGATCTTGCAAAAAACTTATCGGTCTCAGCTAAATATCCAGAAGACTTAATTACCTTTCCATTCTCATCCACACCATTGCTTGCAAGATAAATTACAAAGTCACAGTTATCGATGATCGGATTCAGGCATCTCTTATCTCCCTTAGGGCTGATATAACCATCTTTTTCCTGTGCATGTCCGATAAATACAACCGTATAATCACAGCTCAGGAGCAGATTAATCATTCTAAAATATTCCTTTTCGTACATCTGGTACAAGTTTGTTTTTCCGGTACTATCGCCCAAGGTTAGAGCATTTTCACCATACGTGGCGATAACAAAATCCTGGCAAAGGATAGAACTTGCATATACCTCATCAATTACAATAGTGTCATACAAAGCTCTTGCCTGATCCACAGTAGCTTTGCTAGTAAACTGTTTAACAAGTTTCTTAAACTCTGCCCAAGTATTTACTCTGTTGTACTTAACACCCGACAGAGCATTCAAACCGGACTCACAAGCAATTACATAAGGCTTGCTCAAGTGTGTTGCAACATAGGTCTTACCCAAGTTGTTTCCACCATAAATCATAATTGTCTTACCCTCTAATCCCTTTGCAACAACCGAAACCTGAGGATTAAAAATATCTACTGTTACAGCCATATTTATATTACCTTTCTTCCACTAAATTCTTCAAAATATTTAAAAAACTTATCTTCTTCCAAATAGAAAGCGTCAATGCCATACTGTGTAGCCATATACCCAATGAAATTCACCATTAATTGACCAAATCTCCAGTCTGGAAATTCTTTCATATGAATATCCCTAACCTTGTCATAAAAGGTATATAACCTATTTGGATCTCTCATCTTAAACCTCCAACTGAAGTTTTACTTCCATTGCACGTACATTTGCCCCGTCATCAAACGCATCAAGAATATGTTCCGTATTAGTCGTGAACAGTGTTGCCTCTGAGAAGTATGGAGTCCACCCACCTTCATCATCAACCCAAAACTCAATTGGATGATCAGTTGTAGCTACAACATATCCTTTACTTTCTACAATCATAATTAATCTCCGTTCACATCAACAATAATTGCATCTGAACCACTGACTGTGGGAAGTTGGCCGTTCCATTTATCAAATTTCATCATTTCAATAAGTTCAGGGGTTAGTGAATCTGCCAACTTTCTATTTGCCTCTGCTTCAGCTTCTGCTGCAATTCGAACCGCTTCTGCCTCTGCCTGTGCCTGTAATAGCTTGGCTTCTGCTTCAGCCTGTGCCTTTGCAATTGCAACTTTATTGTTATTCTCCTGAGTTACTAATTTCTGTTCAGAAGAGAACTTTTCATTAATCGCTGCCTGAATTTCGGGGTCATCATATTCAATTCCGTCTTTCATTCCTAAAACAGTAATTGTGATTCCTTTACCTGCAAAATAAGTCTCAACATCATCACGAACAGCGTTCATTACCTCTTCCTTCTGTTCCAGAATTTCGTTTAGAGTTAATTTTGCACACTGCTCTACGAACTTAGATTCAACACGAGCTCGAATTTCTGAATCCATAATATCTGCTAAAGACTTATTGTTGTATGAATATAAAAACTTGATCGCATCTGATTCAGTGTAAATCTGCGCTGAAATATTCATTCCAACAGAAAAGCCAATTGATTCTTTTGACTCTGCGTAAATTGCCTGATTCTGAGTAGAGGTTCCAGAATCTTTTGTTGAATTCCATTCTCTTGTAACAGGTGTACGGTCAACAACAATCAACTTTGCACTCGCTCTCCAATGTCCAACCCAATGCATACGACCGGTCTGAACCCATCTATGAGGAATCTGAATTTCTTTAGTAGCCACCTTTGCTTGAGCAAGCAACTCTTCGCTTTCAAAAGAAGCCTGTTCGGAAGTATCTCCCACCAAGGGAATAAGAAATGCAGTTTGAGATGCTTCTATGGTGACAAGTTCAGGCTTATCATACGGCCTTACACAACCACCAAGAGTAAACATAAGTCCTACCAACATAATCAAAAGTACAATCTTTTTCTTCATTATTCAAAATACTCCTTGTTTTCCTTAATTTTTTCTCTAACCAGCTGAATCAACTTTTTAATATCGGCCTTAAACAATACCCATAAAAATATCAGCCAAGGGATCCAACTGTAAGATTTAAGTGACAAATATATTTGCAGCCAAAGATGAGAATCCATAGATATCCCCATTTGATTCATTGCGAGACTGTTTGCAATAATTGGATCCACACTTACTGCAATCATTCTTGCGATAATTACAGCTACTAAAACAAAAATACTTTTACGGATTATTTTTTTCATTTATCTATCCTTTTCTTGTATGGGTGCCGCAATAATAACAGCACCCATTTCAGCCATATTTATTTACCTATGCTTAGATCACGAAGTTGATAGATCTTCCTCTGGAAGCAGCGCTAGGTTTAGCTGTCGCAACAGGACTTGTGTTGTTTGCCTTGTTTCGAGCTTCCTCAATCTTATTCTCTCTTTCCTGAATAGCTGCTTTAATTACCGCTGCGTCATAAGGCTTCTCTGCGGTAATGCCTTCTTCGTAAGCCTCTGATGCTCCATTAATAAGAAGCTCGTTCTTATATTCGGTCTTGGTTTCAACTCTAGGTTTACCAATCTTCACGGGAATCTCTTTAGTGATCACAATTTTACTATTAACAATTTCTCCATAGAACTCAACGGTCTGACCGGGCTCAAAACTATCATTAACAGCATCTGCAACCTCTGCTGGAGCAATAAGAGTAATCGGCTCAATACCATTATAGGTAGGTACCCAACCCTTTACAATCAATCTTCCGGTCTCTTCCTGCTCCTTATCCAACTCAGGAACCATTCCAGAAATAAACATCTCAACACTATATTCTGCATTGGGTTCAAAATCCTCAAGATTCTTGATTCGATTAAAGAAGTTACTCTTAAAGCCTACACTTGCCTTGCCTTCTCGGCCTGTAAAGATATTAATGTCTCCTCTGGTAACCGCAACTCGATCTGCAGCATCTTCTCCAACCTCTGCAATAGTCTTATACTCGTCCATAACAGTTTTTAATCCGGTATAAACGGAGTTCTCTTTACCCTCCTTGGTCAGCTGATTTGCATAAACATTGAATCTTACACTGTTTACATCATCAACTTTAATAGTCAAGGAGCCGCTTAGCACTGTCTTTCCTTCTTTGGTCTCAATCTTCATGTCCTTTTCTGCAAGGATACCTGCTACTTTCACTTTTGCCTCTGCCTGTCTTAAATTAGTCTGTGTTTCATTTGCCATACTTGTTTTGTTTTCCTCCAATAACTTTTATAAAAATTTTTACTTATTTAAGAGACTCATGATTGTATGTGTAATATCTCTTATCTATATTAACATGAAGCGATCTGTCTCCGACCGTTTGTACCACCACAATGCACCCACACTCTGGGCATTTAAAAAGCTTTTGACTATATGTACCAAACTCTTGCCAGAAACATTCGTCATTATTAATCATTAATATCGAATGACATTTCTTACATTCTCTTTTCCATTGTTTTACTTTTTTATACTTCGATTCATCCATTGCTTTCCCCCTTTCTGTCATTTTTCTCATTCATGTCATGAAAGCGTGTCGAGCATAAGACACTTAATTCCGGTAACAGGACTCGAACCTGTGACTCCCGCTTTAGAAGAGCGGTGCTCTAGTTCCACTG